TATTTTAACAACAAATAATGGCTAGATCAAAAAAAATATATTTTGAGGAAGAAAATCAAAAGGTAAGATGGACACAATCTAGCTCAGATGGGTTTAAATATGATTATAAGTTTATAGGGGTTGCAAGTGAAGCTGAGTTTGATCTGCTTATGGAACTACTTTGGTTTATGTATGAAGATGGCGATATAACTTACAATCAATTTTTTGACACTTTTAGAGAGCTGAAAACATTTTGCGATGGAATTAAAGGTTTGGTTGACAAACAATAATTTTATTACTTAGCGACTTATTTATGAAATACAATAAGATTTTAAAACCTAAAAAGTTTGACCACTTTACTATTATACCTAGCTACATATTTAGGCATAAAGGCATTTCAGTTGGTGCTACTGGTTTGTATGCTTATTTATTTTCTCATACAGCTGAACAAGAAATAACAATCCAATTTATTTGTAATCATTTTAAAGAATCAAAAGGTGCTATTGCTAGAAAATTAAATGAGCTAATTGATGCTGGTTTTGTGATTAGAGATAGAGTTACTGACAAAGGTAAATTTAAGGGTTATAATTATACACTTAAAGCTAAACCAAAAACCAAAAAACCAGAACCCCAAAAACCGAAACCCCAAAATGAACCACAAAGTAATATTAATATATATAATGATAATAATATAAAGAGTAATATTACACAAACTGAGAAAATGCAAAAAGCATTCCCTCATTTTGTTGCTTTATTTGATTCTAGGTATCACCCAAAAACTCAAACACAAATTAAAAATTGGAAAGTGTGTTTAGATAGGTGTGTTCGTATTGATAAGTATAGTTTAGATGAAATTTATTTAGCTGTAAAAAATGCTAGACAAAGTGATTTCTGGAAAAATAATTTTCTAACATTAACTAAACTTAGAAACCATGATAAAAATGGTATTATGTACATCCACAGATTTATTGAAAACAATAAAAAATACAATAAGCCAAAATGTTTTTATAAAATAAAAGGTATTCAAGAATATAAATTATATAATGATCCTGATGGCTCTGAAAGATTAGGTGCTATAACTAAATACAATAAACTTAATGAATTTAATTTATCACAATTTTTAAATAGAGATGAGATTGAACAGCTTAAAAGTTTTATTAAATGACAATTGGCAAAGTATATAAATTAGATAAATACGAACAAGCTATTGTAAAGCTATCAGCTGAGCAAAGGCACAATAATAAAATTAAAACTGGTTGGGATGGTTTAAAAACAGTTAATGAAAAATCAATGCTAGAATTAAATATAGTTGGTTTTGGTGGTGAGTTTATATTTGCAAGGGAAAATAATTTATATCCAGATTTTAAAATACATAATACTAGCAAGGTTTTAAAAACAGATGACTATGATCACCAATGGCTAGGGCATAGTGTTGATGTTAAAGTAAATAGAAAAGATCATCCACTTATGATACCAGAATATGCAAATACCGATTGTAAAATATTTGCTTTGTTTACTTGTAATTATCCTAACTATACTTTTGAGGGTTTTAGTTTAAACAATATTGTTTTTCAAGATTGTAATAAAAAAATGACTAGAGTAAAATCTTATGTTATTGAAAAAAAGAACTTATTAAGTTACAAAGAATTAATTTTCTTATTGAATATTTAAAATAAATTTATATATTTAAAAAATATTTTTATTTATGAATCACTATAATGACTTGTTGGCTCTTGGTATTAACTTAAAAAGATCAAATGGATCTGTTAAAACCAAATGTCCAAAATGTTCACATACTAGAAAAAATAAATCAGATGATTGTTTATCGGTAAATATTGATGAGGGGTTATATAATTGTCATCATTGTGGATGGGGTGGCAATGTAGGTATAAAGTTTAAGAAAAAAGTTGAGTATGTTTTACCACCAAAAGTCAATTCCAACATTGCCGAAAGGGTTATTAAATGGTTTGGCAATAGAGGCATTACTGAGCCAACTTTAATTCATTGGAAAATTGGCGAATCACTTGAATATATGCCACAAGTTCAAGCTAAAAGAAGATGTATCAATTTTAATTATTACAGAAACAATGAAATTGTAAATGTAAAATATAGAGATGGGGAAAAGAATTTTAAATTAGTTTCTGGAGCTGAGCTTATATTTTATGGCATTGATAATATAAAAGAATTAGATAGATGTTATATAGTTGAGGGTGAAATGGATGCACTAAGTTTACATGAAGCTGGTTTGTATAGTGTATGTAGTGTTCCGAATGGTGCGAGTAAAGGATCTCAAAAACTAGAATATTTAGATAATTGCTATCAATATTTTAAAGATAAAAAAGAGATAATACTTTGTACTGATAATGATGATGCTGGTTTGCAATTAAGAAATGAATTGGCTAGAAGATTTGGAAAGTATAGATGTAAGTATGTTGAGTTCGGTAATTATAAAGATGCTAATGAGGTTTTAATTGAAAAAGGAGCAGAGACACTTAGAAATATAATTAAACAAGCTAAGGATTTTCCATTAGAGGGTGTGCTTAATTTAGATAACATTTGGCAAGATGTTTTAAATTTTAATGAAAATGGTATAACAAATTATTCAATAGGTTTACCAGGAGCTGATAACTACTTTAAGTTAGCATTTGGGGAATGGAGTGTATTGTCGGGCATACCCAATTCGGGAAAATCTGACATTTTAGATCAAATACTTTGCAATGTTGCATTAGAACATGATTTTAGATGTGCAATGTTTTCACCTGAGAGTTTTCCTTATGAGGGACACATAAAAAGAATAGCAAATAAATTAAATGAAAAAAATTGTAATAGCGATGATTTAAACAATACAAAAGATTTTATTGAAGATCATTTCTTTTGGATTAAGATTGATTTAGAAAACTTAACCTTAAAAGGCATTTTAAATGCATTTAGGGAGCTTGTATTTCAAAAGGGTATAAATGTATGTGTTATAGATCCCTGGAATATGTTAGATCACTCAGCTCAAAGAGATCATAGTTATATAGGCAAAATACTAAGTCAAATAACACAATTTTGTCAACAAACAAACACCCATTTGTTTTTAGTAGCACACCCAAGAAAAATTGAAAGTGAGGGTGGTGTATATAAAAAACCTACTCTTTATGACATTTCTGGTAGTGCTGATTTTTTTAACAAGGCATATAATGGCTTAATTGCTTATAGATGCATAGGGCAAAAAACAAAATATAAAAGTGATGTTGTTAGAGTTCATGTGGAAAAGGTTAAAAGAAAAGAGAATGGACAACTAGGCGATTTTGAGATAGCTCCAGATTTTGATAATGGGGGTATTTACAAAGAGATATTTCAAGGTGAAAAGAAAATACAAGTAATAAAAGATAATGTACCATTTTAAATAATAATTATGAAGATTTTAAATTTATATGCTTGTCTTGGTGGCAACCGATACAAGTGGGGTGATGAACATGAAATTACAGCTGTTGAGTGGGATCCTGAACTTGCTAGATTATATCAAGAGAGGTTTCCAAATGACAAAGTTGTTGTAGATGATGCTCATCAATATTTGTTAGATAATTATCAAGAGTTTGATTTTATTTGGAGTTCACCACCTTGTCCAACTCATAGTAGATCAAGGTTTGCTAGAAGAAGCACAACTAAACCTGTTTATCCAGATATGAAATTATATCAAGAAATTTTGTTTTTACAAAAATGGTTTAAAGGTAAATATGTTATTGAAAATGTTATACCTTATTATGAACCATTAGTTCCAGCTAAAAAAAAAGGTAGGCATTTATATTGGACAAATTTTATTTTACCAAATTCTCTTAATGAAAGAAAATGTAATATAATGGAATCTAAAAATGAAGTTGATAAATGGTGTAAATTTCATGATTATGATTTTAGAAAATATAAAGGCAAACAAAGTGTACAAAAAATTGCTAGAAACCTTGTTGACTATCAAGCTGGAAAAACAATATTAGATACTGTAATGGGAATTAGACACAAAAATGATATAACACAAATTGAATTAGAATTATGAACCAAAAAGAATTTATTGAAACAAAAAAATATATCCTTGAAAAAGCATTGGATATAATGAATGCTAAACAACCAGAATACACAAACAAAAGTATTGATGTATTACACAACTTTAAATCAACTGCTGAAAGTATAGGTATAACCCCTATGGAAGTTTGGGCAGTATTCTTTAATAAGCACATACAAGCTATTTTAAGCCATGCTGGTGATCCACATTTGCATCAAGCTGAGCCAATTGATAGTAGATATGCAGATGCTTTAAATTATTTATTTTTAGGTTTTGCAATGCTTGTTGAAGATTCTAGTAAAAAAGACATAATATCTGGCACAGAATGAATAAATACTTAAAAGCACAATCCTGGTGTTTAAAAAACAATATAAAGGTTTACATAGTTCCCATTAAGGGCAAAAAAAAATGCTATGTTGAAATAAATGATGATGGTCAATTAATTAGATCTCCTAAAACCTATGCATATCAAAAAGATGCAAGTAATAAAATATGGGATTTGTATTTGTATTTATATGAAAAAAAGCAAAATAATTAAAATAAATTAAAAAAATTCTTTGTAATTAAAAAAATATTTGTATATTTGAGTATAATTAATAACAAAAACTTATAACATGATAAATTTAAATAACCTTTACAACGAATCTTTTAAAAAAACAATTGAAACATTAATTGGAACTGATAATGAAATGGAATTTATTAATTTTAATGAATCTCATGAAAAAATTGCTTTACAAATGGGATTAACTGTATATAATTGTGGTTCATCAATAATTATTAAAAGTGAGCCATGTGATATAAATGCATGGGCATAAAAACCTAATATAAAAAGCCAGGTGGAAGCTATTGGCATTAGGTAATCAAAGGGGGTTTTACAACTCCCTTTTTTTTATGTAATTTTGTTAAATGGCAAATAGACAAGTTTCGACACATAAAAAAAGATTAATGCTCAAAGCATTGGAAAAAAGTTTATCAGTTGTTACAACAGCTTGTAAGCAAGTTGGCATTGATAGGCAAACACATTATAATTGGCTTAAAAAGGATGAGAAATATGCAGCAGATGTAAAAGACATTGAGAATGTTACACTAGATTTTGCAGAGAGCCAATTACATGAACAAATTAGAGAGGGCAATGTTACAGCTACAATATTCCTACTAAAAACAAAAGGTAAAAAGAGAGGTTATATCGAAAGGCAAGAAATACAACATGATAGCTCTATTGAAAGCAAACTAATTGAATGGACACCAGCCAAAGACAAAGAGTAAAAGAGTTTTGCAACAAACAATTTTATGAAGCTGTAAACTCTGATAAAAGGTTAAACATATTTCAAGGGGGTACAAGATCTGGTAAATCTTGGAGCTTGATGCAATATTGTTTGTATCTAATGACTACTGAGAAAGAGCCACTTACAATAAGCATAGTTAGAAAAACACTCCCAGCACTTAAAAGATCTGTTCTAAGAGATTTTTTACATATATCTAGGCAATTAGGTATTTATTGGAATGGAGTGCATAACAAGTCAGAAAACACATTTGAGTTTAATGGGCATACTTTAGAGATGTTTAGTGCTGATGATGCACAAAAGATTAGGGGGAGTTCAAGAGATATACTATGGATTAATGAGGGCAATGAATTGTTTTTTGAAGATTATCAGCAATTAGTAATGCGAACCAGGAAAAAGATTTACATTGATTTCAATCCATCTGATCCAGTTCATTATTTATATGATCTAGCAGAGAGAGATGATGCCAACTTATTTATCTCAACATACAAAGACAATAAGTTTTTGCCTAAAGAGTTAGTAGATGAGATTGAAAGGATTAAAGAACGAGATCCTGACTATTGGAGAGTATATGGTGAGGGACAAAGAGCAGTATTTAGTGAAAAGCAAATATTTAAAAACTGGAATTATATTCCTTATGCAGATTTTCCACAAATAGATGATGAAGTGCTGGGATGTGATTTTGGATTTTCCCAAGATTGTCTAGGGATTGTAAAAGTTGGTAGGCATAACAACAACCTATACATTCATGAGTTGATTTATAAAAAGGGCATGACTAATAGAGATATTGCCGAGTTTATAAAAGCACAAAAGCTAAATGATATGTTAATGTATTGTGATAGTGCTGAGCCAAAAAGTATTGAGGAACTAAGGCAAATGTCAGTATGGGCAAAACCAGCTGTAAAAGGTCAAGGTTCTATTAATGCTGGTATATCATTACTAAAAGAATTTGATATATATGTTAGTGAGGAATCAATGAATATTTTAAAAGAACAACAAAGCTACATTTATGATGAGCTAAAAGATGGCACAATAATCAATAAACCAAAACCTAATCAGAACGACCATTTGTTAGACAGTATTCGTTATTGTGTTTATTCAAGGTGGCGAAATCGTAATGACTTTTTTGTTGTATAATAAAAGAATTTATTATTTTGTATTTTTACATAAAATTTTATTTTAATGGCATCATTCTTTGACCGATTCAGAAACCTATTGACCAAAAATGCTCAACAAACAGCACAAGAATATAACAAAGCTATTTATAACTGGCTAGGAGAAAGCATAGTTTGGAATCCAGAAAACGACACAACTTACATTAATGAGGGATACAGAAAAAATGCAACTGTATATTCATTAGTAAATATCATAGCAAAAGCAGCATCATCTATACCATTTCAAGTTTATGAAAAGGTAAATGACAATGACTACAAAAGGTATAAATCAATGACTAATGGTACATTTGATACAACTGTATTACACAAAGCTGATTTCTTAAAAAAGAAAGCATTAGTTGAATTACAAGATACCGACTTGCATAAATTACTAGATCGACCAAATCCAGCTCAATCTTATGCATCTTGGATTACTGAGCTTATTGCATTTGGTAAATTAACTGGTAACAGATACATATATGGTATTGCACCAGAAACTGGCAATGGTGCTGGTAAATACAAAGAACTATATGTTTTGCCTAGTCAAATAGTTGAGATTATTTCTGGTGGTATTATGCAACCAGTAAAAGAATATGCAATTGAGTATAATGGTCAATATAAAATGCCAGCTGATTGTATATGCCACATAAAAGATTTTAATCCTTACTATGATGGATCTGGTTCACACCTTTATGGTCAATCACCACTTAGAGCTGGTTTAAGATCAATGACAACAAATAATGAAGCTGTACAAACTGGTGTTAAGTATTTACAAAACCAAACAGCTAGAGGTGTGCTTATGAGTGATGAGGGTGATCTTAATGAAGTTCAAGCACAACAATTAAAAGATAAGTTTAGAAAAAACTTTCAAGGTTCTGATAATGCTGGTGATATAATTATAACACCAAAGAAATTGTCTTGGGTAAACTTTGGATTAAATGCAAGTGATGTTAGTTTAATTGAACAATACAATGCATCTATAAAAGATCTTTGTAATATCTATAATGTTCCAGTATCACTTTTAAATAATACAGAATCAAGTACGTTCAATAACGTAAAAGAAGCTAAAAAAGCATTATATCAAAATTGTGTTATTCCTGAGTTAAATAAAATAGCTGATGAACTAAATAGATGGTTAGCACCTAAGTATGGTGAAAAATTATGTATTGAGTTTGATTATAGTTCAATACCAGAATTACAAGAGGAAACTGAAAAGGTTGTAAATCAAATGTCTCAAGCATGGTGGTTAACTCCAAATGAAAAGAGAGCTGCAATGTCTTATGGTACTGATGAGGAAAATGAAATACTTAATGAATACTACATACCAGCTAACTTAATTCCAACATCTGGAACTGATATTGATATTGAAGATCCACAACCAGCACAAAGTGATGAGGAAGTTGAAAAGATGTTTTTAAAAGCTGAGGTTTCTGCTAGAACCGAAAAGGCATTAAAAAAAAAAGTAGAAGATCATAATTCATCAGTTGAGGCAGCATCAAAAAAAACTAGTTTAGGCACTCTAAAAGCTGTATTTAAAAGAGGTGTTGGTGCTTATAACACAAATCCTAGTAGTGTACGACCAAATGTATCTAGTGCCGATCAATGGGCAATGGCTAGAGTTAATTCATTTTTATATGCATTAAAGAATGGCAAATATAGAGGTGGTAAACATGATACTGATTTATTGCCAGAGGGACATCCAATGAGTTCTAAAAAAGAAATGTTTACAGAAATTGAAATTAAAGCAACTTATAATGACTATCCACAATCAGCATCTAATAATGCTAAAAGAATGATTGAATGGAGAGAAAAGCATGGTCGAGATGAAGTTAGAGGTGGTACTGAGGTTGGTTGGAAAAGAGCAAGTCAATTAGCAAATAGAGAAAAATTATCTGAATCTACAATAGCTAGAATGGCACAATTTAATAGACACAGAGAGAATGCAACCATTGATCCACAATATAAAGATACTCCCTGGAAAGACAGAGGTTATGTAGCTTGGAACTTATGGGGTGGTACATCTGGTGTAAACTGGGCAATAAAGAAAATCAAACAAATTAGAGATGAGTAATGGAAAATGGAGAGATGCTTTTGAAAAACAAAGGAGAATAACCGAAAAAAGAAATATCTCAAGATTTACTAAGTATTATCAAAAAGAGTATAACAAAGGAGTTGACAATGTTTTAGAAACTGGCAACACTAACTACCAATATTTATTCACAGTAGATTTTTTTGACAAACTATATAATGAGTTGTATCAAGATACATCAATGCATTTTGCTAAATGGTATGCTAGAACTTTCGACAAATACATTAAAAAGGGTGTTGATAGTAAAGAGTATGTTACTCAATGGCAATCTGCATTTGGCTTATATGCTAAACAAGTAGCAGCAACAAATGTTGTTCTAGTAAGTGGTACTGCAAAAAAAACATTAATTAAAATAACACAAAGATTGTTTGCTGATCCTGAGTTTATGGGTTTAGGTTATGATGCAAAAGCTAGAATACTAAAAAAACAATTTACTAAATATTCAAGGTATCAAGCACAAAGATTAGTTAGAACAGAAACTACTAGAGCTGCAAACTATGGAGTTGAGCAAAGTGCCTTAACTGTTTTTCCTGGTGAAAACTTGATTAAAGAATGGTCAACATCATTAGATGGCAGAGAGAGAGAATGGCATGCTGTTGCTAATGGGCAAAAGGTAAAACACAAAGATTCTTTTATTGTAGGTGGCGAAGCTATGATGCGACCAGGAGAGGGTTCAGCTAGAAATGTGGTAAATTGTAGATGTTCAGTTATTTATTATCCAGATCAATCAAATCAACCCAGCTCATCAAGTAATCTACTATTTAATATTGGTGTTGGTTTAGCAATCAATGAGCTAACAAAGGATTAAAAATTATTTTAGTAATTTTACAAAAAATATATGTATATGGAATTTATTTATAAAGCAGCTCCTTTAGGCGACATTATTTCTGATTTTGATGAAAAGAATGGTATCGT